TCTTCAGCTTAAGACCCTCAAAAAATCCCTTGATGTCATCAACCACGCCCTTTACCTTATCCTTGATGTCGTTGAATTTCTCGGTGAACTTTGACTTGATGTCGTTCAGCTTTTCGACTATCTTGTTTTTCCACTCAACGATCTTATTCACGACATCGTTCTTCATGCCGGTGACTTTTTCAACAACGTCCGATTTGATCTGATTCCACTTAGCCGACATATCGGACTTGACCGTATCAATCTTCTGTGAAATCTGCTGTTTGATTTCCTCCCATTTCTCAACGACAGAGTCCTTGAGGTTGGTGACATACTCGACAATCGACTCCCAGACCTCTTTGACCTTTGCTTTGATCTCATCCCAGTGCATGATGCACACGACAATAATTGCGATAATCGCCGCTATAGCTGCTATCACAATTCCCACTGTCGATGCCGCCACGCCCAGAACGCCTGCAACGGTGGTTACCGCCGTGATCAGCCCGCCGATGGTCGTTATTATCGATCCGATCAGCGCCACTATCGGCCCGACAACGGCAATGATGCCCGCTATCGTGACGATAGTCTGTTGCGCTTCAGGAGATAAGGATTCCCACTTTTCTCGGAGATCTTGTACGACTTTTGCAACCTTCTCCAGAATCGGCTGCAATACCTGGCCGATGGTAGCGCCTAGCTCCGCTCCAGTCAGCTCCAGCTGATTGAGGGTCATCTGCCATTCGTCGATAGGATCAAGAGTCTCATTGAACGTGTCCGCCAGATTCCCGGCAGAGTCTGTCGCAGTGTTCCCAAGATTTTCGAAATCAATCGCGCCGTCTTTGACCGCTTTGAAGACCTTGTCGCCTTGTTTCCCAAATAACTCGTAGGCTTTCGCAAGTCCTTCTGCATCGTCTTCACTGTTGGCGATGGTGTCTTGCAGGTCTGCCAGTGCCTCATTGAGCGGGACTCCGTCATCTGTGGCATTTTTCAAAGCCTTCGACAAACCGCCCATGACCGACTCGACAGGCACGCCAGATTTCTCTAGCTGCGCCATGAGTGCGGTCGAATCTTCAAGAGACAGACCCATCTCTGACAACGCGCCCGCATTGGCAATGGTAAGGGATGTCAGCGTATCGATTCCGATTCCGCTGTCCTGTGCCGCCTTGTTGAGTGCGTCCAGATATGCTCCCGCATCATCCGCACCAAGACCGAATGCCTCCAAAGCCTTCTGGACGGAATCGACTGACGACGTAACGTCCGTCCCGTTGAGTTGGGCGAACATGACGAATTTTTCGGAAAGGTCAGCGAGTGCGTCGCCCGTCAATCCGAATCTGGTGTTGACCTCACCGACTGCCTCACCCGCCGTCGCAAAGTCCGTTGGCATTGTCGTGGCAAGCTGATCGACGATGTCATACAGCTCTTGAGCCGCATCACCTGTCGCGCCTGTTTTCTGTATGACGGTGTCGTAACCCGCGTCAACCTCGTTGAACGCCGCCAGAGCCGCCGCGCCAGTGGCAACTATCGGAGCGGTGACATTCTTGGTGAGCGAATCACCCGCGCCCTTGACCTTGCCGCCGACTTCTTCAAGCTTCTTGCCTGCTTTCGCCCACTCGTCATTGACGGCTTTTGCCTGTTGCTTGCCGACATCTCCGAAGTCCTTAAGCTCTTTTTTAGCCTTTTTAAGTGCCGCCTCGTCTTCCACGATTTGACGCTCAAGTTTCTCCATCTGCGCTTTGACCTCATCGGTCTGGTCGGCTTCCTTGAGCTGCTTGAGTGCGTCCTTTTCCGCCTTCAGTTTGTCGTTGACTTCCTTAACGGACTTGTTAAGCAGTTCCTGTTTCTGCTTGAGCAGTTCCGTATTCTTCGGGTCGAGCTTCAAGAGCTTGTTGACATCCCGCAGTTGCTTCTGGGTATCTTTTATGGACTTGTTAGCATCTGCTAGTGATTTCTTTAGAGGGCCTACTTTACCATCTATCTCAATGGTTATGCCCTTGATAGTTCCCGCCATAGTTAGAACCTGTCCATATCCTCTTGACTGCCCACTCGGTCATATTTCTCGCCGTCGTTGCCGTGTTCAATCAAGATGTCCAAAATTTCTCCTACTTCAAAAAAATCGAGGCAGGATATTGGAATTCCCGCCTCGCAAACTCTCAACAGATATACCGCCGTGTTATACGGACGGTCTGTTTTTACTTCTTTTTTTTTGAAGTGGATGACGGTTGAGACTGACCCTGATACAGGGCGAAGATGTCCCCCGCCGCCGTGATCAAGTCCATCGCTTCGAAGTCCGCCACCCACTCATAAAAATCGTCCACCGTCAGTGTATTGAGTAACTCACTCATCGGTTTACCGCCTGCCTGCATCGTCATGACATATGCCAGTTCGGAATAGACATTGAGGTCATCCGTCTGGGTCGTGGCAAGGAAGTCCCGGCGGAACACCCGCTTGTAGATAAACGGAGTTGCTCCGTTCGCTACCATCTCCAGATTCTTGTCACCGATTTTGATCGTTCCTCTCATGTTGCCTCCTTACGCCTGTGCAGCAGGCTGTACAACCGCCTCGTTCCATGTGGCGTATATGGAGTCGCCCGCATTACAGGATGCCTTCGTGACATCTGTGTCGATAGCGGGAACATAGATAGATGTCGCCGTGATCGTGGTGCTTTCCGTCTGAGGCTCTTTTGTCTCAGTGTTGGTCGTACTGCCGACCGTCGGACGGGTAGCGGTGCAGTTATACATAACGTGTCTGCGGGCGTGCTTGTCGCCGCTAAATTCAAACATCAACGCAAAGTGTACCGCCTCTGCGTTGGCATCTTCGTAAAGGATGCCGTTTCCCGCCTCCTTAAATCCCAGAACGTCTTTCTTGAAAGAGTCGGGAATCTGTGCAAGTTCCAGATCACCGGAATAGCCGCTATTGGCATTCGCCATGTAGTAGACGATGTTGTCCGCGTAAAACGGTGTATTCTCGCCCTGAGGCTCAAGAGACAGAGAGACCGCACCGGGCATCGCTACGGGTGTTTCGTATGTCGCACTGCCGTTATCGGCGATAGTCGCCACTGCATAGTGAACGTTCTTAATACCGAATTTCACTTTGTTTGTATTGGGCATTGTTAAACCTCCAAAATAACATCGGATGTGTAAATGGTTTCGTGCATTCGCTCAGAATCGATATATGTCTCTTCTTTTGCGAAAAAGATTTCATGCTCTGTCAGAATCTGTTCAAGCCTTGTCTCAATGGCAAAGTCTTTAACATCCGTGTACAACTCAATGTTCAGCCGCTCAATGCGGCAATAATTGATATTGTCAGCTGACAGATCATTGGAAGATGTAAAAAAATAGCAGATGAACGGAGTCGCTTGTTCCGTATCATCTGCAAACTGGTAATATGCGGAAGGAATCCCCACCGCATCAATCATTGATTTAACTTGTGCGGGTGTCATAACTCCCTCCGCAATGTATCTTCGAATAACTTAACTATCTCTTCTTCAACAGGCTTGATGTGCGGATTGCCGTCTGTTCTGCCGCCGCCACGCTTTGCATGTCCGTGTTCCAGAAGGTGTGCGAGTCCCGGCATGCGCTTGTTGTAGATAATGGCGGTCTGGTGGATCCTGTCGCCCTCAAACGTTACAGACCAACCGGGCGCGTACTTATTGCCGTTGAATTTGCCAGAAGCGGATTCTCTGAGTGCCTTTGCACCCTTCCGCCCGACCTTCTGCACGACCTCTTCGTTCTTCTGCTCGATTTCGTCTCCGTACTCTTCCAGAATCTTTTCGAGTGCGTCCTGCAATCCATCGATGCCGACCTTACGTGCCATTAGTTCCGCCCTTCCGCTCACAGTAGAGCTCTACGGTATCGGTACGCCCGAAATAGGTACGATATACGGCATACTGTTTATCCTTATATCTGACAAGCCTTTCGCCTTCGTAGTCACCACTGAATACATCGAATTGGAATTCGGGGTTAAGGCCATTACGACCTGCCTCGAAGAATTCATTCCGAGTGATTCCCTTGACTTGGCACATTACGACGCGCGGCTCACCCTCAACCGTCCGCTTCACTCCATACTCATCGAGCGCGGTAGTGGTCGGGATCAGTTCGATGATGTCGCTTCTGTCCATGTCGTGTACCCCGTCTTAGTGCTTAACTGTGCTTTCTGCTCGTCGTATGACCTCTTCAGCCTGTCGTAATTGTCAGGCTGACCAAAGTGCATGAGAAAATAGGTGATGGCCGCCTGTCGAACAAGATTGTCAATGTCCGACGGGATAACCACGCCAGCGACGCCTAAATCTAACATAGCCGCGTTAAGCAGACGCTCGACTTCAACGTCATAAAAATCTGTTGTAATCCTTGCCGCCATTTTTGCGGAATAGATAAGGGCTTCGTCTACCATGATTACCTCCGTCGGATCTTAGATTATGCGGTGAAAGTAGCCTTGACCATTGCAAGCGGATTCTCAAGGCCCGCATCGAACAGGGAATACCCGGCGATGATGGTCTTGAAGGTCTTAGGATCGATAGCGTTGTTCATGAACAGCGCCTCGAAATCATTCGCAAGGATGGACGCAGGAACGCCGACGTATACAACATTGTCAGCCAGGTTCTCGTCAACTTTAACTTCGCCGCCGTAGATTCTGCCCTGTACAGTAGGATCACTGTCAGTGGTGGAAGGAACAAACAGCGGTCTGTCGTTGCCGTCCTGAATGCCTGCGAGGCCGTTCCAGATCGTATTGGTGTTTGCATACCATACCTTTGTGCCGGACTGCTTGATCTTGGCAAGGATAGCGCGGACCGTACCCTCTGTATAAGTCTGCGCTGTCAGGACGTTCGCCGCGGCGATACCGGTTGCAACAGCGTCAAGTCTTGCGCGGATCTGTGTCTCTTTCGCAACTGCGATTCTCTTTGCGATGTGATCAGTCAGCCACGCCTCGAAAGCGTCGATGGACTGCCACTGCATTTTGCGGGTGATTTCGACGTGTTTCTTGATCTCCACTCCGTCGAGTGCGAGCAGATCGAAAGTATCCTCTTCGTCAGCGTTTGCGACGCCTTCGGCAGTTGCTGCGGCATCACCTGCCGCGATCGTCTTATGTCTCGGTACGCCGAAGCCCTTGACCATACCGGTCTTTGTAGCATCGTCATACATTGGAGCCATGCTCTCGACCAGCTCGATGATCCTGTTCATCGTCTCGGTGGGGACTACCGCGCCGCTGTTGGCGGTCGTGAATGTAAAGGCTCTCTGCTCAACTTCGTTCATTTCGCCGAAGATCTTCTGGCCGTCGCGCTGTGCGATATTCTTCAGCCATGCTGTTCTGTATTCGGGAGACTGTGCATTGTATTTGATCTCTTCCATTGTTCTCTTCTCCTGTGTGGGAATCTCTGCAACGACTTTGCCGTCGCCGCTTGCTACTGCGTTTCTGATCTCCGCCTTCTTTGCGGCGGCTTCTTTGCGAGACTCAAGTTCTGCCTTGATGCCCTTGATCTCTGCCTCGAGTGCGTCAAGGTCCACTCCGTCCTTCTCAACTTCTTCACCGATCTGGACGCGTCTGGCCTCGAGCTCCTCGACGGTCATATTTTTGAATTCCATGTTTTATACCTCCATAAGAATTCTTAACTTCTGTTTCTGTCTTTCGCGTTTCTCCCGCTCCAGTCGCTCCGCTTTCTCTGCTTCGATCACTCCGTCGAAGTAGTCGCGAGTTGATACGCTAAGTTCTGTATTCGGGTTAGCGGGGAAGCTGACAGGTGAGACGTCAAACACCTTTGCAATCCTTGTGATAACCCTTGTATGTGTCTTGCGGTCGAAATAATCACCATCTTCCGCAACTACAAAAGCAAAAGACATCTGCGGGTAGTTGCCTGCCTCAATATCAGCGAACAAGTCCCTTGCCTTTTGCGTTCTGCCTAAGTCTGCGCGGGTCGCAAGCCCATGCGCATCTGTCCACACCTGTACCGTATCCGCTGAAGATCTAGCGTAAACGCTGCCGGTATGGTCAACACGAAAAACGACATCTGACAAATCTGCTTCGTCAAATGCCGTCGGTTCTATCCGCTCTGAATAATCAACCCCGTCAATCGTCAATAAGACATACGGGTTGAACGTGGCCGCATAGCCTTCCACAACATACCGCTTTTCTTCAGATTCGGCCTGTTGCGGAATGGACAACGCCATCGTTCTATATTCTCTATTGCTGTTCATCTGTATCTTCCTCCGTTGTGGTCATGCTCTGGAGCCTCTCTCCATTCCGCAGGTCGTAATATTCGCCTCGAATCGGGATTGCCTGCCCCTTGCCATCCGGGAGCGGCGGCAGATTCCAGATTTCCCTTAGTTCGTCTACGGTTGCCATGCCTCTATCAGCCCATCCGTTACTGACGTTCAGCTTGTCACTGTTCGACATGTACTGGATCCTGTTTGCAGTGGCGATGACCTTATTCCCTTGTGACTGTTCCCGGAATGTGAATAGCATCTTCGTCATCACTTCGCTGAACTGGATAGCGAATGGCTCGATAGCGCCTTCATAGAACGCCGTCCATGCGTCACCGTATGCTTTGTTCGTCAGCACATCCTCATTCACGCCGAAATACTCATAGACGTTATCCTTGATGACCTTCATCTGGTCAGCGTCCACAACCCACGGTTTCACATCAATCTGCTTGATGTCTTTGTAGGTGTTGGGAAACAGGAGCAGTCCACCGCCCTCTGCATCTCTGGCGAAGTTCTCCGCAGTGAATCGCTTTCTCTCTTTCGCAAGATCTTCTGTACTTGAGAAGTTCGCAAGCTGTGCCATGAATCGGTAAGTAGCCGCACTCTTTACACCTTCCTTGATGCCTTGATCCTGTATATGAATCAAATCCATCGTAGGGAACAATGCTCCGTTCGATTCTCCGAAGAAATCATCGCGATACTGATACTTATTCATGATTCCGCAGTATTCCAATTCGACCGCTGCTTTGTCACCCCACGCGAATTCATACTGGATGTACGGCACATTGTTATACTGCACAAGCTTAACCCTGTCCGGCAGTGGGGCATAAACGCCGCTCACTTCGCCGTACTCATCCCAAATCGGAACGATGAACGCCGTGTTGTGAACATCCAGAATCGTCGACAGGCGGTACATGAATTGGCTCCATGTTTGAAACTGATTTGGCCCGTGTGCCAGCTTGACTTGCAGAGAACGTTTTGCGGAACCCTGTGTCGTGACTTTCAGTTTGCTGATGTGCGTCGCCCTGGCGCCGATCGCGGCACGGATCAATTCCGACTCATACACTCCGCCGCCAAATCTTGAAAAGTTCGGCGAATATCCCGTCAGCAATCTGAAGTCGCCACCGTATGTTCCCTCTCTGGGTTTCGGCCTCTTGCCGAACAGAAAATCAAATAATCCCATGTCTAATTCCTCAATTGCGTTCCGACCTCGCTCCACCACTTCTGGCGGACGGTCATTGCATCCAGAAGCGCCGCTGTGCCGTCAATATGCACGGACGACGAAAGCTTAATAAGCTTGCCACGCCCCCGCTCTGTGGACATCTTTATGGCGCTGTTGAGCAGGTGCATTTTCAACAAATCGTTGTCGCCGATATGAATCTTTCCGTCTTCCAGAAGCCCTTGCGTTTCCATCATGACTCCATACAGATTTTCGCCCTGATATACATCGTCCATAT